CGTTCGCCAGGCGCTCGTCGCCGGCGCGCCGGTCAGCGTCAGCCTGATCGCGCCGCGGCCGCGCTTCCCGTCCGGGCCGTGGTGCAAGGCCGGGGACACGGTGCTGTTCAGCCGCTACGCCGGCAAGCGCTTCAAGATCGAGGGCGTCGAGTTCCGCATGCTCGCCGACGACGAGATCACGGCCACCATCCCCGATGGCGCCAAGGTCGGAGGTCTCTGATGGCCCGCGAAAGTTTCCGCCCGACGCCGCGCGCCCGCGGCAATCTGATCGACCTGCCGACGGCCGGGTTCCCGGACCGCGCCACAGTCGATCTCGACAACAAGGATCCGTCGGCCTTCACGGTCATCGAGACGACGCCGGCCAATGAGCCAGACGCCGACGCCGACACAACGCCCGAGCCAAATGACGATGGCGGCGACGCCGCTGTTGAATCGTCCGGTGCCGGAACGCAGGTCGACCCGGCCAGCGTGCAGAAGCGCATCCATCGCCTCAAGGCGGAGACGCATAGCGAGCGCCGCGCCCGCGAAGCGGCCGAAGCCAGAGCGGCGGCCGCCGAACAGGCGGTCGCGGCGCGCGACGCGGAGGTCGCCGATCTTCGCCGCCGGCTCGAGGGCGGCACCGCCGCGCTCGCGGCCAGCATGAAGCAGGATCGCGAGAACCGTCTGGCCGACGCCGAACGCCGGCTGGCGCAGGCGCACGCCGACGGCGACTCGAGCGCCATCGCCAAGGCGACCAGCGATATCAGCCAGGCGCACGCCGAACTGACGCAGATCGCCGCGCGCACACCGCGCCCGCAGGCCGAACAGCCGCAGGCCCAGCCCGCGCCGCAGCCACAGCCGCAGCGCCAGGCGCCGAACATCGCTCCGGCGGCGCTGGCCTGGATCGCCCACAATGACGGCTGGTGGAACAAGGACCCCGTCAAGACCAAGGTTGCGCTGTCGGTCCATGAAGCTGTCGTGGCCCGCGGCATCCCCCCTTCCTCCCCTGAGTATACCAGGGAACTGGACAAAGGCATGAAAGCCATGTATCCCGATCATATCGCCTACGGCCGCCAGGACGCAGGTAGCGACGCCAGGGACCCCACGCCCCGGCGGACGAACGTGGTGGCAGACGGATCCCGCGAAACGGGCCGTGTGACCAACCCGAACCTCGTGGAGTTGACGTCGTCTGAACTGGCGATCGCCAAGCAGCTCAATCTTTCACCGCAGCAATATGCTGCGTCCAAAGCCAAGCTCGCACGAGGCACAGCATGACCAGCGAATACAATGACCCCTTTGCGGCGCTCACGGCGCCGTCTGTCCGGGCCCCGCGTTCGCTCGACACGCGCGCCAGCACCGAGCCCCGGCGTTCCTGGACACAGCCTTCCGTTCTTCCCGAGATCGAGCCGCGCGACGGCTGGGAACACAAGTGGGTCCGCACGGATACCTACGACAAGCCCGACAAGGCGAACTTCTCCAAGCGCTTGCGCGAGGGGTGGGAACCGATCGACGTCGCGGATTACCCGGAGTTGCAGAGCTATTCCGGCGGCAAGACCAGCGGACGCGCCGAAGTGGGCGGGCTCATCGCCTGCCGCATGCCGTCCGAGATGGTCAAGCAGCGCAGCGACCACTATCGCGGCGTCGCCAAGCAGCAGGAATCCTCGGCGGAAGAGCACTTCATGCGTGACCAGAGCGAGCTGATGAAAAAGTTCAACGAAAGCTCCCGCAAGGTAGTCTTTGGCCAGTCTGGCCGCTAACGCAACAGGAGGGTGGCGATGACCACTTCAGCCTATCCCTTCGGCATGGTTCCCGTTCAGAACCTTGCCGCCGGGTACAACACGCAGGGCTACGAGACCTTTAACATTCTCGATGGCTACACCACGGCGATCTACTTCGGTGACGTCGTCAAGATGGCCACGACTGGCCTCATCCAGAAGGACACGGGCACGACCACGCTGACCCCGTACGGCGTCGCCGTCGGCTTCAGCTATGTCGATCCGACCTACGGCTTCTGGAACAACACCCAGTATTGGCCGGCCTCGACCACCACGGGTGTCTCCACCGGGCCGCTGCGCCCGTCGGTCAAGGTTGTCGACAATCCGAACGCCGTGTTCATGATCCAGGCCGACGCCACCGTCGATCAGACGGCTCTCGGCGCCAACGCCGCGATCGTCCAGACGGCGGGCACCTCGACCTTCGGCAAGAGCGCCAACGCGCTCAGCGCCTCGTCGATCAATACGACCGACACGCTGCCGCTGCGCATCGTCGGCATCGCCGATCTGCCGAATAACAGCTGGGGGGACACCTATCCGATCCTCCTGGTCAAGTTCAACAACCATCAGCTGACGACGCTGGCGGGTATCTAAGAAAGGAGATTGAGAAATGGCTGCTATTTCACGCGCTCAGCTCCTTCGTGAGCTTCTTCCCGGCCTCGATGCCCTGTTCGGTATGGAGTACAATCGCTACGAGAACGAATACGCGGAAATTTACACCGAGCATTCGTCCGAGCGGTCCTTCGAGCAGGACCAGAAGATCACCGGCTTCCAGACGGCACCGGTCAAGCAGGAAGGTTCCGCCATCCTGTTCGACACCGCCCAGGAAGGCTATACGGCGACCTTCGTCATGGAGACGATCTCGATGGGCTTCGCGCTCACCGAGGAAGCCTTCGAAGACAACCTCTACGGCAATCTGTCGGCCCGCTACTCGACGGAACTTGGCCGCGCCATGCGCAACACCAAGGAGATCAAGGCCGCGGTGCCGTTCAACACCGGCTTCACGGCGGTCGCCTCGGGTGGCTATGGCGTCGGTGACGGCGTCCAGCTGTTCTCGACCGCCCACCCGCAGGTGGCCGGCCCGACGATCGCCAACCGTCCGTCCGTCGCCGTCGACCTGAACGAGACCAGCCTCGAGGCTGCGACCATTCAGATCGCCAAGTGGACGGACGATCGCGGCAAGCTGATCAACGCGCGCGTCCGCAAGATGCTCGTGCCGGTCGACAACCAGTACGTGGCGACCCGCGTGCTCGACACTCAGCTGCAGCCGGGAACGGCCAACAACGACGTGAACGCCATCCGCGTGACCGCCGCTGTGCCGGAAGGGTTCGCCGTGAATCACTACTTCACTGATCCCGATTCTTGGTTTCTGGCCACAGACGTCCCGAACGGCGCGAAATACTTTAATCGCGTCCCGGTCTCGCAGAAGACCGACGGCGACTTCGACACGGGTAATATCCGTGTAGCTGAAAGGGAGCGTTATGCTTTTGGCTTCGCCGATTATCTCGCGATCTGGGGTTCGCCGGGCGCCTAACAAGTTGATATTCCTAGCTTTTCAGCTAGGGGTTATGACGGGAAAACCGCGCTTCGGCGCGGTTTTCTTTTGCGTGGTCCCCCGTGTAAAAGTCGCCTAATGTAACAAATAAAATTCGTGTTGACCGCGCCACCCAGAATGTGTAAGGCTCTTAGCTGTCATAACCCTCTGAGCTAGGAGAAACACAGAATGATATGCGACTCATGCGGGGCGGATCGTCCCATTGCTGCGCGCGGTTTGTGCCGTACATGTTATTCGCGTTGGCAGCGAGGCGGAACCGTCGAGTACATCCGTCCGTTGAAAGACCGCGTATGCTCTGTCGAAGGTTGCATGAACCGGGTGCATGGGCAGGGCCTGTGCAACAAGCATCTTCTCCGGTTACGCCGGACAGGCACCGTTGCCGACGGGCGGGCTTATACGCACAAAGAAAAAGACCCGGATAATTTGCGTACCACGCACGACCTCTATCCAGTGTGGGCTGAATTCGTGCGGCGTAAAAATCCCCGGCCAGTGGTCGAGGCGTGGAAAGATTTCGACACCTTTATTGCGCAAGTTGCGCCGCGTCCGGGGCGTCGATGGCGTATCTACGGCATCGATAGAAGTGCTCCTCTTGGTCCTGATAACTATGTCTGGAAAGAATCGTCAGTGGAGAAACTTCCCGGAGAGGATGACAGCTCATACGCCGCGCGCCAGCGGGCGGCGCATCGCGCAATGTACCCACAAGCGTACAAGGATTCTAACCTTCGCCGGTCATTTGGCCCTGACTTTGGTTTCGACCAATACGCGGTCATGGCCGACGCGCAGGACAATCGATGCGCCATCACGGGGAACCACGAAACGGCTGTCGGAAACGCCGGAGAGCGTAAGCACCTCGCGGTCGACCACGATCACGCAACGGGTAAAATCCGCCAGTTGCTGGAAGCGCGGTGCAATACCGCCATCGGCCTTCTCGATCACGATATCCAGTTACTCGCCAAAGCGATGCTCTATCTCGCCAAACACGACCCCGACAATGACGGCCAAGCCAAGATCGACGCTGCCATCGCATACCTTCAGCGCTACCCGATCGCGGGCCTTGACAAAACGGCCATCGTG